CCAGTACCTTCTTCCACTTCTCGGACCGTGAGTGAAACTTCAATGAAAGGCTTTTGTTTGAGCCACGAAACAGATCTTTTACATTCATATTTGGCCTCTGGGTCTTTGATCATAATGCCTTCGAAGCCTTCGGCAACCATTTTCTTGTTGTAGTCCTTGTATTCGATATCACCCAGAAACTCGTCTAGGTTAACTTCAATCTGCGGAATAATTTCAATACAGCCACTATCCCCAAACAGATTGTTAAAATTCTCTTTGAGGAACTTAGAACGTCGACGCTGTGCCATCACACTCTTGCCAGCTTTGAACTCCACAAGTGGAACAACATCGAACAGGCATAGACGTGCATCTTGTGCCTGCACATCTGATTTACGGTGGACCTGTTTCATGAGATCCTGGAATGAATTGCTTACAACTTCACCGTCTAACACATATGAACGACCAATCTCATCCATATGCTTTTCTAGATAGTCTGTAATGTGTCCAAAGTTGTCTAACACTTTGCCATTGCGTGTGTACATTGTAGCAGTACGACTTTCAAAGTCAACTACAGTGATAGCACGAACTCCGTCTAATTTAGGTTCGAGTAGTTTCTTGCCTGCAATCTTCTTGTCGTGATTGGCACCATCGTGTGCCAACATGACTTCGAATACAGGAACAGGAGCAATGCCTTCATGTATCTTTAGTACCTTGTTCACAGTCTTTTCACTAAAGCCTGCTCGCATGTCTTTGATAAGAATGCGACGATACCAATCGTTCCACTGTTCTTTAGTAGCAACATTCATTGCCAACTCAATGGCATCTTTGGCTGCATGGCCTGTAAGACGTCTACGGTAAAGACTGTCTGCTAGTTCAAGGAAGTTGTCCCAACTGAGACCCTGTCCTTCGTCTTGTTCTTTGATAGGTACTTGCTTGACGCCAAACGTATATAAGCCATCTAGTGCCATACGCAAGCCTTCAAAGAACTCTGTGAGTCCTTCCTTAGCGGCCATGTCTAGTATTTGTTCCTTGCTCAAACGGCTGTTGTCAGCTTCCAGCTGTTGAATCACTGTCTGTGGTTGTGTGCGCAATCTCTGCTCCTAATCGTTTACTATGCTAATAGTATAACACCAATAGGCAAGTTTGTCAATCACTTTCTAAAAGACTATCCAAAATGTTGTTGGACTTATCTGATTTTGGATTGAGCATATTATCCAATCTACGTTCACAAAATGCTAGATAATTGGAGTCAATGTCTGTGCCAATACCGTACATGCCATTTTTAACAGCAGCCAAAACAGTGGTACCTGTTCCAATAAAGGGATCATAGACTCGACTGCCTGTAGGTATGCCACTGAACTTGATACACATTTCGGGCAGGGTTTCTGGAAATGTTGCAGGATGTCCGCCCCTACTGCCGTCTCGGGTGCCTGTATCGTTCTCAGCACCCATTTCTTTTGCTAATTTTGATGTTGGTGTGTATGGAATGAACCACGCATTACCTATACACTTTTTCTTGTCCGGGTCATAAGGATTCTTTTTTAATCCGTCAGCAAGCATGGTTTCAAACTCTGCCAATTGTTCAACAGTACCTTTGGCCTTGATACCCATCCAATTGTCAAAGCCCAATCGTCTAGCTGACTTGCGCCTCTGAGTGGCGATGTGTCTACTTTCGCTGTAGAGTTCTGGATACTTATAGCCTTCTGCCTTGTTTCTTTGACCAATGGCAAGTCTATCAACTTTGACCGTGCCTTCTTTGGTAAAATGGAATATTGATTCAGTTGTGGCGCTAGAGAATCTATCACTTGAAATAGGCTTGTATTGTCCATATCCTTGATCATTTACTGCAATGTGTTTGACCCATGTGATGTTATTCTGCAACACAAACACCTGCCGGAATACCTGAGCAACATCCATTGCCACCCAAGGATCTATATTGGAATAGCCTACATTTAAAAACAATTGGCCATCATCAGTCAGCACTCGCTTCATGGCCACAGCCACATCATGTAGCCATTTTAAATAACTGTCACGTGGCAGATCGTCAGCATACTTGCCATACTTGATGTCGAGATTGTAAGGTGGGGAAGTGATAATGCAGGGTATGGATTTCTCTGCTTGAGAGTTCATCCAGTCTACACAGTCGTGTAGATGTAATTCATAGTTCATAATATACCTTTTTCAGTTGACACTATCGCGGCATTTTCAGCAAACCGATAGTGTGTTTATTTATTAATAGAAGTTAACCAGTCAATTACTTGTTCACTGTTGCCAACAAATATATTTGCATGTCCGTTTACCAATGTTTGAAGTTCTGGAATATGACTTTCAGCTTCTCCCCCGTCTAGTTGTGCAACAAATAAAATAGATTTGTCTTCAATCTTAAAACACTCCTCAAGCCAATTTTGTGTCTCCAGTGTCTGGTGTGATTGCCCACTGCCTGCGACTTTTGAATACTTTTGAAATATCTTTACTTTGGTCCCGCTTATCTCGCCTACAGCATCAACACTTCGAGCTTTGATCTGTTTGCCATTTAGCCCCACTGCTTCTTTCTTTGAAACAATCTTGCCATTAAACGGAACTTCTTTGCCATTGGGAATGTTTTTAAATGAGTCGTTAATGTACTTTTCAAGGGTCGCAGTTTGTACGCTTTCGTCGATGCTTTGTCTAGTACTGTCTCTACAGTAATCGATCTGCAACCATGCATCGGCTTCTAGATATTTTTTAGCCATACGCTGGACAGCAACAAAGTCAATTTTATCTTTACTGCCAAATCCGTAGTACTCAAAGTTCTTTTCCAAGCGACTCATAATAGTAGGAATCACAGTACTCTTGGTGTCGCCGTCAACAATCTTCTTCCACTGTACTTTGTCTTCGTTCAGGTTTGAAATGTTAGTTGCACGGCGACTCTTGTCAACGTTATCTGCACCATTCTTAGATTCTACAATAATTTTTTTAGACATAGTATCCTTTGCTATCGACTATAGCTTATATTATATACACGTTAAAAATTATTGTCAACCTTATAGGTTTAGATAGTCTGCCCAGCTGGGGTGAGCTAAATGGAACCCTCGAGTCCTACGTTGATTGATCAGCTGCCAAAAGTCTGGCTTGTAGGGCATGGTCTTTGGTTTCATTTTGGTACTAGCAGCCTTTCTATAATTGCAGGGCTTGCAGGCCGTTGACAAGTTGTCCCAGACACTCTTGCCGCCTTGGCTGGTGGGATGCACGTGATCTAATGTGGCAGTTTGATCCGTAACTTCACAGCCGCAATATTGGCATGTATATCCATCACGAAGAAACACATTGCGTTTTGATAATCGCATGGTGCTTTTTGGTTTTTGGTAATCACGCAACATCATGACCGCAGGGACACGAGTCTCCCAATTTGCTGAATGAACGATCCAATCATCATACCAGCTCATTACTGAGGCTTTGTCTAAGACAAGATAGCGGATGGCTTCTTGCCAATCAATTATGCTCAACGGCAACAGGCTTACCGGTTGCGCATCTGCGTTCAATACTAGGGTGGTCATTATACGAGTATTTAATCAAAGAACAACTAGTGTACAGTCAAAACTGTAATTAGTCAACGTTTTTTTAGATAACTAAGATTGAAGTTGACCTAGACAGGGTTAGCTGCTATACTTGAATTTCTTATTAATTAAAAGGATCTACGATGAATTTAGTACCAATGGTCATTGAGTCAACCTCCAAAGGGGAACGTGCCTATGACATCTACAGCCGCTTGCTCAAAGAACGTATTATCATGTTGAACGGCCCTGTAGAAGATATGATGGCAAATACCATTGTGGCTCAACTGCTGTTTCTAGAAAGCGAAAACCCAGACAAAGAGATTTCGCTGTTTATTAATAGCCCAGGTGGTGTTATCACCAGTGGCATGAGCATCTACGATACCATGCAGTTTATCAAGTGTGATGTGGCAACCTATGTAATGGGGCAGGCCTGTTCAATGGGAAGTTTCCTAGCACAAGCTGGTACAGCTGGCAAGCGTTATATGTTGCCATATGCTCGTCACATGATACATCAGCCTAGCGGCGGTGCTCGTGGCATGCAGAGCGACATCGAAATTCAATACAAAGAAATTACCAAGATGAAAGACGTGCTAACTAAATTATATGTCAAGCATAATACCAAAGGCAAGACTTATGCTGAGTTTGAACGTGATATGGATCGCGACACATTCATGTCAGCAGAAGAAGCACTAGAATATGGACTCATTGACAAGATCATTGACAAACGATAATGACACAACTAACAGGTAAAGTAGACAAGGGTTGGGGCTATGAAATCATCTGGGCCACCACCGACAAATACTGCGGCAAGATCATGGTATTTGAACGAGCAGGAGCCAAGTTCAGTATGCACTTCCACAAAGAAAAAGATGAAACTTGGTTTGTTAATGCAGGCGAATTTAGATTGATTTGGTGCGACACTACCACTGCCACCTACAAAGAACAGATACTGAAAGAAGGCGATACCTGGCATAACCCACCAATGATGCCGCATCAACTTACTGCACTACAACCTAACTCGATGATATTTGAAGTTAGTACCGCCGACTCAGTAGAAGACAATTATAGAATAGCACCAGGAGACAGCCAACATGTGGCAGGCAAACAACCTCAATCCCCAACCAACGCCTCCTAAAATAATATGGAGTGGCGGGGATCAAATAAGATCTAAGTGTGTTATTGGACTAGATAGAGACGGTGTCATAAACAGAGATCTAGGTACCTATTGCTTTAGTCCTGCTACCTTTGACCCAATACCAGGAAGTATAGAAGCTATTGCCGAACTCAGGAGAAAAGGTTATAAGATTGTGATTATCACTGATCAGGGCGGGATTGAGAAGGGTCTGTATACTCAAGAAGATGTAGATCTAACACATGATTACATGTTTCGCCTGTTAGGAGAAGCCGGCTGTACAAGCATCGATGGAATATATTATAGTGCCAGCAGCCGCAAGGAAGATATCTATGCCAAACCCAATACCGGTATGTTTAAAAAATGTGAGAAAGAAGTACCAGGCATACGATTCAAAGAAGGATACTATGTTGGCGACAAGATCAAAGATCTCAAAGCGGCGATGAATATTGGTGCTAGGCCTGTGTTGGTTAGAACTGGTTATGGTGTAGAAACTGAAAAAGAGTTAAACAAGTGGACCTACAGAAAAGTCAAACAGCGTACTATCATCTTTGACAATCTAGCTGAGTTTGTGGAGTCGCTTGCATGACACGAGTTGTTGTCAATGGAACCTTTGACATTATACATTTAGGGCATTTGAGATTATTGCAATATGCAAAAAGTTTCCCCGATAGTTATGTATTGGTGTTAACTGACAGTGATCGTAGAGTGCAAGAATTAAAAGGTGCCAATCGGCCTGTTAACACAGAGTATGAACGTTGCAGTTTATTGTTTGCTTTGAAGTATGTGGATCGTGTGGAAACATTTGACACTGATCAAGAACTCATAGATCTAATCAAAGGCTTTGAGCCCGATGTTATGGTCAAGGGCAGCGACTACCAAGACAAGCCCATAATAGGTGCAGAATACTGCAAAGAGATAAAATTTTATGACAGATTTAAAAACTACTCAACCACAAACAAAATACAAGATATTGCTAATAGGTGACGACTGTCACGACATTTACACTTATGGTTATGTAAATCGTATCAGTCCCGAAGCACCCGTTCCTGTATTCGAACCTCACTATACCATTCACAAAGATGGTATGGCAGGCAACGTGTGCAAGAATCTAGAAGCATTGGGATGCACAGTTAACTTCCTACACGGTAAAACCAGCGAGAAGAACAGACTAATTGATGAACGTACTAAGCAACAATTATTACGTATGGATAAAGATGTTGCCAGTGAACCTATTACATTTGAAACAGCAATACCACCCGGGTACGATGCCATTGTGATCAGTGACTACAACAAAGGCACAGTGACCTACGAACTGATTGAAGAACTAGTTCGAGAAGTCAAGGTGCCCATCTTTGTTGACACAAAGAAAACAGACCTAGCAAGACTAGCAGGATGTTATGTCAAGATTAATCAACTAGAAAAAAGTCGCGCAATCAGTTTGCCCGACCCAAAACATTTGATTGTGACACACGGCAGCGATGGTGCAGAATGGGATGGTTGGGTATATGCCGCTGAGATTGTGGGCGATGTGACTGATGTATGCGGTGCCGGTGATACATTTTTAGCTGCACTTGCGTACAAATTCTTAGATACAGAGCACATGCCAGATGCTGTTAAATTTGCCAACAAAGCTGCTGGTGTCACAGTACAACATGTAGGAGTATATGCTCCTAGACCAGAGGAAATAAAATGATTATACTAACAGGTGCAGGTGGCTTTATTGGCAGCGTGATGTTGGGCTATCTAAACAAGCAGGGCATCTCTGATGTTGTCTTGTTTGATGATTTGACAAACGAAACACAGTACCGCAACCTTGTGGGCAAGCGGTTTAAGAGTATTCATCCGCACTCCACATTTGAAAAGACTACATTCAATCCTAAAGATATTGATGCAGTGATACATATTGGTGCTAACTCTAGCACACTAGAACGCCATTGGCCATCCATCTACAAAACCAATGTTCTGTCGACACGCATGTGGAATACCTTTTGTTTAGAACACGCAATACCATTTATCTTTACCAGCTCGGCCGCAGTCTACGGTAATGGCAACGGACCTCTTAATCAATATGCGTTTAGCAAACAGGTAAGCGAACAAGAGATTACAGGAGTGGTGCTGAGACTGTTCAACGTCTACGGACCTAACGAATATCACAAAGGTCGTATGGCCAGTACCATTCTGCATTGGTACAATCAAATACAAGAAACAGGCCAGTACAAACTGTTTGAAGGAAGCAGACAGATGCGCAGAGATTTAGTCTACGTAGAAGATGTTGCAAAAACAGTCTATCACTTTGTCAATAACTATCAGCCAGGCATCTATGATCTAGGCACAGGCGCCAGTGTAGACTTTGAAACGGTAGCAGATACTCTTGCATCTGCATGTCGCAAAGGCAGTAAGAATTTCATCATTATGCCTGAAGATCTAAAGGCACAGTATCAAATGAATACTAGGGCCGATATCGCTGCATTAAAAGATGCAGGCGTTGATGTCAAGAGTTTTTTAAATATTGGATCGGGTATAGAGCAATACGTAGAATATTTAAATTCTAGTAGCTTCTATTAAACACATCTTTGAGAGCCATAACTAGATCTTCAATCATGCCATCATCGTGAAAGGGTGTTGGAGCAAAGCGTAGTCGTTCTGTTCCTACTGCAACTGTGGGATGATTGATTGGCTGCACATAGATGTTGTGATCGTTTAACAGAGCATCACTCATGGCCTTACACTTCTTGGCTTCTCCCACTAACACAGGTACTATGTGCGTAGTCGAGCATTCCATGACAGGTATGCCTGCTTTGATTAATCTATACTTTAGTTTACGGGCACGTTCTTGATGTTGCTCACGTAGCTCATTGTGATCTTTGAGATACTTTACAGCAGCCAGGGCACCGGCACATGAAACAGGGCTCATTGAAGTGGTGAATATAAAACCCGCAGCTACTGAACGGATGGCATCGACGATCTCAGCATCGGCAGCTATATAGCCGCCTTGGACTCCATAGGCTTTCCCTAATGTACCATTGACTATGTCAATACGGGATTGTAGCCCAAGCTCTTCAACTTTCCCACCACCGTGGGGACCATAGAGTCCTACCGCATGTACTTCGTCGATATATGTAATGGCACCGTACTTATCAGCTAGGTCACAGATCTCTTTGATATGCCCTACATCGCCATCCATTGAGTAGACTGACTCAAACACAATACAGGGTGTATTACCCGTTAATTGTATACTGGTTAACTTGTCTTCTAGATCAGCTAGATTGTTGTGTTCAAAAATGCTTTTTGCTGCTCTACTATGACGCATACCTATGACTAGGCTGTTGTGATTTTCACTGTCTGAAACAAAATGTATGTTGGGAATGATCTTGGCCAGAGCAATCAAGGTCCACTCGTTGGCCACATAGGCAGACGAAAATAACAGAGACTTGGCCTTGTTGTGTAGTAGGGCCAGCTCGTGTTCAAGTGCCACGTGATAATGACTGGTACCACCGATATTGCGAGTGCCTCCGCTGCCTGATCCTGTGTGATCTAGAGCAGTATGCATGGCATCTAGAACAACTTTATGCTGCCCCATACCCAGGTAGTCATTTGAACACCAGTTCACAATGTTCTTGATGTTATAAGGACCGTACCACATGGCGTTGGGAAACTTGCCTGCTTCACGTATAATATCGTTGAACACACGGTATCTGCCCGTGTCTTTCATGTCTTTAAGTAGGGTGTTAAAGGGCGTTTTGTTAATCATAGTAATGTTATTTAACCGATAAATACACGACTATGGATATAATCAAACTGGACGTACCCCTTTTTATTCGCCTGCTAGAGCTGGCTCGCGAAGAAATCAAAGACGATGCTGACATACACGATGTCGCAGAAATTGTCACAAAACTCAGCCAGCCGGGTGTTATTGGCATGGAACAGTACAACGAAATCATCGGTTTTATGAGCAAACAGGGTGATAATTCAGAGTTAGAAAGAATACGCAAACTTAGTGGAATGAACAACAATGGCTAAACAATCAATCAATGTAGGAACATCACCCAACGACAATAGAGGTGACAGTCTCCGGGCATCTTTTCAAAAGATCAATGCCAACTTTACTGAGCTTTATAATGCTACAGGTGGTGGATTAGATCTTTTAAACATTGGATCACATATAATTCCCTCAGCTACAAATACCTACGATCTAGGCAGTCCTACACGCCAGTGGCGCAGTTTATATGTTAGTACCAATACTATCTATCTAGGTGGCACAGCATTATCTGTAAACGGTGCAGGCAATCTATTGATTAACGGAAGTTTAATAACAAGTAGTTATGCTGACTTGTCAGGTAAACCCGCATTAACCGCTGTGGCTACCACAGGTGCCTATGCTGACCTAACTGGCAAGCCAACTCTGTTCAGTGGCAGTTATGCTGACCTAACCAACAAACCTAATATTGCAGGCACATATCAATTCTCAGTGGCAGCGGATGATTCCACACAAAGAGTAATAAGCACAGATGAAGTAGTTAAATTTGTAGGTGCAGGCGGCATTACTACAGCCAGTGATGCAGAGGGCAGAATCACTATCACACAAGGAACAACATCGAGTCTAGTTAACAGCACAAAAACTGTGAGCCTTGGCACAGATGGCAGTCTAACACTACCAGGTGATATCAAAAGCAACGGCAATATCAACATTGACATCAACCTGTCAGACTCAACACTGCGCAGATGGCAGTTTGGGGAAGATGGCCAGTTGGTAATACCGGGTGGTGCTAGAATAACAGACAACTTCAACGGTGGCATTCAACTACAGGCTGGTACAGGCGGCACGGTTAGACTGTCTTCAAACAACGGAGATTATTATTGGATATTTACAGAAACTGGTGAATTACGCCTGCCATTAACAACTGCCAACGGATACAATGGTGGTCATTTAGGTGCTAATGGAAATGTAAATGTAAACGCCAATGGCAATATCTGGCAGTTTGGCCAAACTGGCACGCTAACATTCCCAGATAACACAGTACAGACCACAGCATATATTCCAGGCGATATCCGCAGCAACGGCAACATCAACATTGACATCAACCTTGCAGATTCTACGCTACGCAGATGGCAGTTTGGTGAAGATGGTATACTGACTGCTCCGGGTGCGATTGATGCACCCAGCATATTTACCAACCTAATCGACAGCGCAGACAGCTCAGCAATCACTATGACTCCTAGTGTGATATTCAACAGTAATGTCACAGTGGAAAATGATCTACTGGCTAGAAACATAATTCTAACATTGCCTACCAATGCTGTATCTTTAGCAACAGCACAGTCATCATACAATCAACGAGTAAGTGAGTTTGCAGTAATGTTAAGTCAATGGGAAGATGGTGTCTTTGCTGCAACTAATTTTTGGACCATACCCGCTAGATTCAAGCGAGCGGACTACACAACCTACGATACTTGGGTACAAGTTGACGCTGACAATGGATGGCTATGGCAGGGCGGCTACAATCCTGCGTTTCTATATTATGATCTTGAGTTTGTAACTGCACCTAATAGTGGGTTAAGAAATAAAGCCTTGGCGGTAAAACAAGCATGGGTACAGGTACAAGCAGCTGAAGAACAAAATAAATCTATTAAACCTCAAGCCACTGGCGGTGCTGGTGTTCGTGCTTTAGATATTACCTCGGGCTTGGCTACTTGGAGTTTTGACATAGACAACACTTGGTCACAGGCTAATTTTACTACAGATAGAAAAGGTCGTTTAACATTGCCTAACGGTGCTACTATTACCAGTAGCAATGCTGAGATTGAAGCAGCTCGTCAAACTGTTCTTAGTTATAATAAAGGCTGGAGAGCGCTCTGCGATCAACAAAACAAAGCTGTTGATAGGCTCAATAGATTTCATGCAGTAGATCCTGCTACCTATCCAAATAGCTACATTCCATACTTCTGGCTCAACACCGATGTGTTAACCACGGCCCAACAACTGTCATTTAAATCGCAGTTAGCGGAAATGTTTAAGTGGCAAAAGGCGGGCCCTGATCCTCTTAATCCGTATCCATACTTGGCAATCTCGAAAGATTTTCATGATCAAATGCGTTCCTACTTATCGCTTAGTACGATTGCGTCATACGAAGCATTATTGGCCAGCACTGACATCAACGCTGGCAACTATAAATTTACATTTAGAAGCAGTGATGGCGCTCTAATATTACCTGGCGCTATAAAATTCCCCAACGGTACAACACAAACCACAGCTTGGACTGGATTTAGTGTAGCAGCAGATGATTCAACACAGCGATTAATAAACGCAGATGAAGTCGTTAAGTTTATAGGTGCAGGCGGTATTACTACTGCCAGTGATGCAGAAGGCAACATCACAATCAACTATGTTCAAGGTGATATCAAGAGCAACGGCAACATCAACATTGACATCAACCTGTCAGACTCAACACTGCGTAGATGGCAGTTTGGAGAGGATGGGGCATTAACATTACCTAGTGTAGGTAAGATTAATAATGGTGCGTATGACTGGACA